TGGCATAGCTATCTCCTTACCATTTTACTTTGTTTGCCCAATAAGCCGCAGAGCATTTGCCCTTGGCTATGTTTTTAGCGTGACGAGCCTTAAAGGACTTACGCCTCGCCTTCTCCTTAGCGCTCTTAGGATCTTTCCCAGCACCGCTAACTCCTTGTTGTCCAAATCGTATAGTCTTAACTTTACCGTCGTCACACTTAGCCACAACTACGTGTGACTTTGTAGGGTGATTAGGAGTCCTCTTTGGCTTGTTGAAGCCGCTTACCCCTGCTCGTGCTAGTCTTGGATCCTTTTCCTTGCTCATTGACCTTGGCCTCCAGTTGGTCTAGCTTGGTTTGGAGTAGCTCCAGTTTGTTGAACTGGTCTTGGAACGCTTGGTTGATTTGGTCTAGGAACTTGGTCATTTCTACTTGTGTCATTAGCACGGGGTGTTGCTCCTCTAGATGCTTGGTTGTTTAGATTTTTCTCTTTTAACGCTACCTCAGCAATCTTCATCCTACGCTCAAACTCTTTATCGTCTGCGTCACCCTCTTTCAAGTTGCGTGTGATTGCCTCAATCTTTTCAATCTCAAGCTCCTGCGGTGCAAGCTGTGTTTCTACAGTGTACTTACCTGCTCTTGCCTGAGACTCTGACGCTTGTCCTTGTAGTGCTGCGGTCTGTGCTTGCTGGAACTCAATCTGTGCTTGTTGTGCCACTTGAGCCATCTGCTGTGCCTGTGGATCGGGCTGACCTGCTTGTTGCATTGCTGCGATAAGCTCCTCACGATTACTGAGGTTCATGTTGTCAATAATGCTTTGGATTAACACAGGGTACAGTGGACTGTCTTGTTGCATGGTCTGCAAGAGTTGTACCAACTGTGTAACCTCGTACTCACGGGCAATAATACCTAGAGTACTCGTAGCGTTGAACTTGTAGTCAGCTACGGGGTAGTTCTCAGGGTCAAACTGCATGTACCTGTGTGCAGCTTTGGTTACAAACGGAAGCAGGAACGACTGTTGGAAGTTTATGAGAGTACGTTTATGACGCTTAATAATAGCACCAAGAGACATACTAATACCAGCAGCGGTTGCTTCGCCATTGACTTGCCCTGCAATACCTGCGGAATCCACGGCTCCAGTTGCTTGTTGCACCATTTGTTGAAGGCTTGCAGCTTGTGCAAAGGTAATTTGGCCCACTTGACCAAAGTTGAAAGGCTGCAGTACTTCACGAGGATCTCCGTTAGTTAGTATCATTTTACCGGGGCGTACTTCTGGTCTAGCGCCTCTAGGGAGCCTAGTAGCGTCAATAGCCAGCATGGGGTGAATAGTGAGTGACAAGGCGTCAATACGTGCTCGTAGCTCTGTGTCTAGAGCTTTCTGAGAATTATAGCCCTTCTCACACACACCACGGCCCCAGAATCTTCCGGGTACTACGTCCCAAGGGAACGCAACAATAGGTCTATCGTTCATCATGTAAGGGTTAGCTTCTGCCTTGAGAAGAGTACCACCGTTAGCTATAACTACTATAGCCTCAACGTAACGTGAGTCTTCTTCTACGTCTACGTCTTCAGCCTCTAACAACTCACGAGGCACGAGTCCGTAGTACTTTGTTAACCTCACTTTGTCGTCGTTGTACAGAGACATATCTTGGTCAGGCTCTAGGTCACTGTCGGGAGCAGCAGACTCAATCACAGCCTCCTTGTACACTCCTTGCTCCTGTAGCATCTCTACGCTGTGCTTAGACACAAACTCGTCTATAGCGACACCTAGGGCATCCTCTACGGACGTAGCTACAGGGTCAATTAGGAAGTTCTGAGGCAACACAGGCTTTAGCTTAACTACAACCCTGTCGGTAATGTTGACACCCACTGCGGTCAACTGTCCGTCCATGAGTGGCTGAGTAGCAGGAGCCATTTCCTTGATTTCTTCTAGCGTTATTTCACCCATGCCTGTGCCAAACACAGCAGAGTTAATCAGGCACTCAGCAACAGCCTTACGTACCTTACAAGACTCAAAGTCTTCTGTGAGTTTCTTACGGAGGTAAGCTATGTCTTGAGGGTCTTGGTCGTTAGCGTCGTCTTTTATGTCAAACCACTTACCTCTACCAAACGTGGCTTCTTCTAGCTCTGCTACGTTAGACTCTACAGCCTGTTGTAGTGCAGGAGATATAATCCTAGACCGCTCAGAACCTCTCTCAGAGTCAGCAGGATCCCATTGTCCTCGCCAGAGCCTGTAGTACTCTTCAAACTTTTGCTCGTAGTTTGACTCGTAGTGGTCACGCCAGTTTTCACACTTGGTCATCACCCACTCTTCCAGAGACTCCTCAATCATCAGAGGGTCTGGGCTGTAAATATCTTCTGCCATCTTGGGTTCCTTAAAGTACGGCAATAGTGTACCCTAGTGTAAAAAACACTAGAGCACTGATTGCGTATATTCCGTAGGTATTGAACGGTCTGAAAACTCTCATCTAGTATCCTGCTATTACGTCTAGTACTTCGTGGTCATCTATTTCAAATTCGTAACTGTACGCTACTTTAGCTACTTGGTCTATGTACGCCAAGGCGTCAATCAAGTCATCGTGAGTCAGGGCATCAGGAAACTGGAACAGTTGGTCCAAGAACCTAGCGTTCCAATCCCCTTTCTTTAGCGTTACAAAGTTGTTCTCAAAACGCCCCTGTAGCGCCCACATAACCCTGTCAGTCTTCTTCTTGTTACCGTGGGTTAACTCTTCTACCCTGAAGAACTGCCCGTAGCGCTTCATGAGGTCCATCAGAGGACTCATTACGGCTTGCTTTGCGATTCCTCGTTCAATACCAACGCTGACGGGTCTGTAGTCTCTAACGGCCTGAAAAATCTTGGTGGCAGTCTCGTTAAGATCCCACCTCCCATGTATAATGTTATCAACGTACCAACCATCAGTACCAACTTTAACAACAGCGATTGCGGTTTCATCAAGTTTACTGTTCTTCGTCCGTTTCTTGTTTACGTCCTCAAATCCAGCGAGGTCAACTGCGATGTAGTAGTCTCCTTCGTCTGGCTCTTCTCCAAATTGGACCCACTCTTCTTTGAACATCTCTGAGCCTCTGGCTTCAAACGAGGCCATGAACTCTTGTCTGAAGGCGTAACTTGACATTGACTTCTTCGCCATGTTGATTTCAGACGGGTCCAAGATTGGATTGTCGTAGCTGGTGAAATGCCAGCCCCTGTAAGTCTCATCGTCACCTAACTCTGCGTACTTGTACAATTCGTAAAAGTGATTACGTCCCATAGGCGTACCTATGAACATCGCTGAACCCTTTTGGTCAGCTAGTGCTGGACGGAGGATCTGCTCCCATACGTCAGGCTTCATGTCTGCGTACTCGTCCATCACGAGAAACTTCAAGGACACACCACGCATTGTCTCTGGCCTATCGGCTCCTTTGAGACTAATGGTGGCCCCGTTGACCAGCTTGATCTGCAGGTTGTTGATGTGAGAACCTGAGATTACAGGGTGTCCTAGCTCCATCAGGGTCTGCCACATGATGTCACGGGCTTGTCCCTGTGTGGGCGCAACGTAAAAAACTTGCCCTTTGTCTGTCTGTAGGGCGCTGATGATTAGCATCCATGCTGCTAGACGGGACTTCCCTGTCCTTCGTCCAGCGGCTACTACCTTGAACCTTGTTGGGTCAGAGTAGACTTCCTGCTGCCACGGCAACAGTTGTACGTTTAAGTCAGTCAACTAGCTGTAAACTCTGCAGTGCTTCTGTAAAGTCCTTTGATCCACCAAAGTGGTAAAATACTTGAGGTATTGATCGTTTACCTGTCATCGTTTCTACTAAGTCCCACCCAGCTTGACCGGGAGGTATCTCAACGTACTTGTAGTTCATGTTGAGTTGTTTTAAGGTCTTCTTGGTTTTTCTACAAGCGGGACACCAATCAGCACCTAAAAAAGTAATCATGTTAGTAAACCCAGATTACCGGGGCAGAACCCCGTGTGTCTACGTGAATAAAGTCACTAGCGACGCCTATACCCGTAAAGCCCATCTGAAGCGCCTCTCTTATTATACTGTACCGTTGAGCAGAGTTAGTTATTTTTATGTCTGCTGCTATTCCTTGCGAATGAGTACCCGGTACATCTTTTTTAGCTTCTATGGGGTGAGTAGGGCTACGAAAGCCACTAGTGATAACAAAAGGAAAACCACACTTGTCCCTAAGTTCATCTATCTTTTCCATGAACTCAGGTTCCATGTTGTTTTCACCTGTGTGTTGACAGTTGAACTCAGCTACTGTGAAGTATCTCAAGAGGTCTTAGTCCTCAAGTACTCAAAGAACAGTGAAGATTGATCCTCTGCTTCGTCAATCAACGAGTTCACCCTCAATTGTGCTACTCTCTGGATAGCCATCATCAACTGTTGCGCCTCCAACCCCAGTGATATTAATCTGGATCGCACTTCTGCCTCCATCTTTGGTGACCTCCCTCTCAAATGCACCAACAGGTAGTACCCTGTCCATTACTAGTTTCCAAGCTGCTGCTTGGTTCTTGTGGTCGTGGTCCAGAGCAGCATCAAATATGGTCTCTAAGACCTTTGCTGACTTAGGACTCGCTAACATACGAGCCTTGTACTCGTTAATTATCGCTGCGTCACCCTTGGGTCGGCCTCTGACACCTCTGCCACCCTTAGATTTAGCTGATATCTCTTTCTTTTTTGGTCTACCCCTAGACCTCTTACGTAGGTTTATCTCTTTTCTAGCTGCTGCTTGGGCTTCTAGGGTGTCAGTCTGAGAGTCACTCTCGTTTTCAGTTGACATTCTCCTGTTTCCTTGTGTTTAACGCTAGTTCGCATGAGTCCCCATATCTAGGTGTCACATAAGAGGGGATCTATACGAACTATTAATAGTTAACTAAGACCCGCATCTGTGTAACTAAATACAACCTAGTATATACTGTATATTATACCATACTTTTACTCAAAAGTCAAGCATTATTTATGTTAATATTACACAAAGTATACTATAGACACCTTAGATTTACTTATGTTTCCCCGCCTCTGGGTAAACACGAGGTAAAACATAGGGTTAAACAGTAGTTAAATACACCTGTTTTTACCCTATTTTTAGCTAATTTAACCTTTTGGTGTACAGAGGTAGGTACAACAATAATTAACACAAGTCAATCCCCTCCCCCGGTGTCAACACGAGGCCCACCCCAAGTTATCCACAGGTTACACACAGGCGCAGAGTTATCCACAGGGCTGACATAAGTTATCCACAGGCTCCAGAGTTGGCACGGATATTGCTATAGCACAACACATGCCAACACAAGAGGCCACCAATGTTGGCACAGATATTGCATAGGCAAAACTCATGCCAACATCGGGAGATGTAACATGTGAATATTCACGTAGACACGAGTGTGTGAACCAGTGTAGGACCCCATAGTTGGCATGGTTCTTGCTTGTGTAAAACTTGGCACGATGTTTGCTTGTGTTTATATTGGCACGATTAATGTCAATACATTAGTAGTGATTCTATAGATCAAGCAACAGTACCAACACTGGTAAACCACTGATTTATAACGATATAAAAATGTGTAAAATTACCACTTGTATTAATCCTGCAATCTGTCATCTTTGACACATGGCGACGGGGAACACACGCTACCCCACAGGAGCACAGCACATGTATACATTGGAATACAGGTTTAGAAAGACTAACGGACGACTAACCAAATGGTTTAATGTGTCACGCCACGACTTAAGAGACGACGCCAGAAAAGCTTTTACCGATCACATTAGCACATACCCGTCATCTAACGCCCGCATCGTTCGTAACTTTGACGGGCAGGTAGTGGGCGAATACAAGTTTAA